CACTTAAACTTGTTAAAGTAATAAAATTAGAGCCATTTGTGATTTGGTTATTATTTGTAGGTATTGTGATTACCCCTGTTGTGCTATTGTAAGCACCACTTCCTGCTACAAAACTTAAAGCAGCCCTTGACCTTGCATCCGTAAAATAAAGGTTTGTTAACTCTGTTACTTGTGATGTATTATAATCTCCACTAACCGCTACAACCGCACCTGTTCTACCAAATACACTTGTAACAGCATCTGTATTATCATCTGTCCAAGAAGCAGTTATTGTACCGCCATCTTGTTGATTTAAAGTTAATGTTTTTGTAGTTGTTCCTGTAACCGCTGCACTTATGATTGAATCATTGTAAGCAGTATTGAATTTAACCCAATCTAAGTTATCTAAATAACCATCTACTAAACTTGTAGCAGCAGGTATTGAGATTGTATTAGATGTGTTAACTAAAGGTGCAGTAAATGATAATGCAGCTTGTTTAGCATTAAACACACTCCAATCGCTTGAACTCAACTTCCCTGTATTTGTAGCAGAAGCAATAGGTAGGTTAAAAGTATGTGTAGCCGTTGAACTTGATATGTTAAAATCAGTTCCACTTGTTCCTGTCGCTAAAAATTGTACTTGTCTTGTTAAGTTATTTAAAGAAGTCAATCCCTTTGAGAAAGTAGTAACAACTTGACACAAATGACCATTCTCGGTATGCAAAGTAACAACTCTACCATCTACGTTTACATATATTCTTATTGCTATTCTATCAGTTATAGTTAAAACAGTTTGAGAAACAGGAATTGCAAAATAGTAAGGACTTAATGTTGTTCCATTACTTAAATACTCTGGAACTCCAACGCTTGTTCCTAATAAGGTAAAAGTTGTGCCATCGTACTTGTAAACCTCTGCATAAGTAAAAGGATTACCTGTATTGTTATTTACACTAAAATAAAACTCACAATTAAAGTTACCAGCAGGTACTTCTAATAAAGCAGGATCATTTGCATCTGTTATGTAACTCGCCACATATCCATTAGCCGAAATAGCAATGTCAGTTCCAGCACCAGCAATTGGTGTTTTGCCTAATTGTCTATAAGCAACCCCTCCGATTGTACCTTGACTTACACTTGAATTAAGATAATAAGAAACCGAACTACCTCCACCTGTTGATGTTGGGAAATCCGCTAAAGTACCATCTCCTCGTACATATTGAGAAGCATCGCCATCTAAAGCAGTTATTACACCACTATTAGCCACTACTGGACCTTGTATATCCCTAATCTTTGCTTCGCCTGTAACTTGTAATTGACTCATAATATTTTATTGAAATAATCCACGAATATACTCCCCAGCTTCTAAAGGTCTACCAAAAGTAAGAACTCCTGTCGCACTCACAAACTTAACATCATCACCGGTTGGAGTTCCTGTTGTTAAAATGTTTTGCGCATCCACACCACCTCTTGAAACGTACAAACAAGCATAACCGATTGTGTCCGCAAAAGTAATTGATGTTTCGCCACCACTTGCCGTATAACCTTTTGTCTTAACAGGATTTGAACCTACTATAATCACACCGCTTGGGTCAACCTCCGTTCCTGTTGTATTGTATGCACCTGTACCTTGTAGGCTAATATTGTAAGTAGCCACATCCTTTTGTGGTGCGTTTATTGCTAAACTTGATATATTACAAGTTCCGTTAATAATAGTCAAACCATCAACTCCGTTATCCACTACAAACTTAATTTCAATCGGTTCTCTTGCTAACTGCTTTTCAAGCATAAACAAATAAGAAAATCCAGTCAAAGTAATCAACCCATCACAAGTAACACTCCAAGTAGCTAAATTATTCTTAAATTCTCTAAACCAAGCACTTGATTGACTTGTTACCTCTTTTTGATCTACGTTCACACTAAACGTACAATTTGTACTACACGCAAAGGCAACATCAACCTCTGGGTCAACATCTGTTCTATGCCAATAAAGCATAACATTATTTCCTATTACTGCTCCCATATTACAAATTTACGCATTATTACTCTATATATTTAATACTTTCAGTTGAAGCATTATCTTGATCTGTAACCTCAATTATTTGATATGAATTAACTTCATCTATTCTTGGATTAATTGTTCCTCTATTCATCAAAAACTTTTTACCATTATAACTTAAAGCGTTAGAAGTAGAATCAGTTAAAGTATAAACTTTATCTAAATAATTGAGTCCTTTTTCAGTTTTAAACTTACCTAATTCAGCTTCTAAAGTACCAAAGTTTCTATTTAATAAATTAGAAAATTGTCTTGCTATAAGCATTTGCAATAAAATAAAAGTTTCAGTTCTTGGATATCTATACCAATTTTTAAGAGGTGATGCCGTGCTATTGTATAAAACACCTAGATTATTGCTATTAATTAAACTTATAGCCAATCTTAAATATGTAAAAGAACCATATGCTTGTGAAGTATTTTTAATATTTGTATTACCTGTACCTACTTGCCTTGTAACCTCAATAGATTTAATTTCTTGAGCATTTTGAGTAATCTTAATATTTCTTAATGTTGTAGTAAAATGATTTGTAGATGTATCACCAACAAAAAATTTAACTCTAATAAATCCACCCCAATTTTGACCAAAAGCAAAAGGTATTGCTGGGTAACTCATTTTAACATTAAGACTATAAGAAGCCCAAGGCACTCCTAAAAATGATTCAGGAACTTCTTCATATGTTACATATCGTTGTGATGTACCCCAAGTATTATTAGTTTCATTATAATAATAAGTTGTAGCACCAACAATACAAGCTATTTCAACCTTACCAGTAGCACTTATCATTTTATATTCAAATGAAAAAGTAAAACTTGGACCTATCATATAAGGTAAGTAATAAGTTGGTTGAAAAGGAGGTGTTGGTGTATTTTGTAAATATGCAGTATTTCCTCTACCACCTATTACAGTCAAAGTAATTTCATTAAATTCAGAATCTTGAACTATTGTAACAACATCACCAGAAATAGGAGAAGTTGTAGATTGATAATAATACCATCCAAAAGGTAAATTAGTTAATAAACCTGAATTATATAATCCTTTAAGTGTCCCATTATGAATATAATTATCTGGATAACTAAAATTATAATTATGCACTAATTTAGGATATCCCTTTCTAACAATTTTAGATTGTTCATTATTTATAAAATGAACGTTCCCATCTACATAAGGAGCAATGTTTACTGATTCATCTAATATTCCAGAAGCACCTACTGAAACTGTTGGATATAAAAAATATTGTGTGTAATATCTTGTAGATTGAGCCATTTCATTAATAGCTAATATTTGCCATTGTCCATCACTTTGAAATAATCTACAACCAAAAGAACTAACTATATTTTCTAACACCTCGTAATATGTCTTACCTTGTAAATCTCTAATGTAAATATAACTTTGTGAAAAAGGCTCATCACCAGTTGCATCTGATCTATCAAACATCCCTTCTGCATAATATGAACAAGAAGTAATCATACTAATTGGCTCTGGGTAATCAATTATATTTATACATTGAGAAATTACATCTATAATTCTTGTTAGACTGTTTATGCTAATATTATCTACATTGTTAAATTGACTATATTCTAATAAAGAAAGACCATCAATTGCAACAATATCAACTTGCACAAAACCAGTAGTAAAAGGCAAAGAAACGTAATCATTAAATAAGAATCCACACCATAAAAGAGTATCACCATTATAAAACTTAACAAAATACTTTCTATCGTCAAAACTTAATAAGTCTGGAAATGTTATAGCTGAATCCGCTTCCGATATTATAAAAGAAACATTCAACTGTGAAGATACAATTGCAGGTAAAGGTTCATCTCCACTTGAATTAGATTGTAAATTAATACTAACTGCTTCATATGTCTTTATGGCACCCACATAATCTTTTTCAAGTATTTCTACTTTTAATAAAGTGTCATCTCTTAATAATTGAGTTATTGTATATTTTAATCCGTATGCCATTATGCTAAAGATATATTTTGTCCTTTAAGTGCTGATGCTTGTTGTGTTCTACTAACTGCAACTAATAAATCTTGTCCTCTTAATACCGCTACTCCACCTCCAGAAGCAGCACCTGCCATTCCTAAACCAGTACCTACTGCGTTGCCAATTTCACTTGTTCCACCTGATATAGCAGCCATAATTGCTCTAAACAATAACGCTTGTGCAACCATTTGCACTAATTGAATAACTATTTGTTTAAACGCTTGTTCTAAAGCCAATCCTATATCTTCACCCATTGCCATTGCTTGTATCACACTATTAAAAGCTGGAGCAAGAAGATTTGTTATTTCTTGTGTTTCAGCTAATTGCATATTATATAATGCTTGTGCCTTAGCTTGTTCATTTATATCACGAGTTGCTTGAATAGCATTAAAACCGCTTTTTCTACCACCTAAAGGTGCATTTCCTGTTGGATTTGTTATTGTAGGCGCAGCTCCTCTTTCCATTAATACTGGAGCAGTCATTTCTGGAGTAATTGCTCTTGCTTGTTTACCTATTCTTTGTATGTTATCTGCTACCTCTTTAGTTGAATTTGATAATTGCTTTGCACCTTTATCTAATACATAAAATGGATTATCTAATGCTAAAGTTATTGTATTAGCTAATTCAGTATTTAAACTAATAATTCCACTTCTTAATTCTAATGCAGCATTACGAGCATCTAAATTAGCATCTTTTGCTTTAGCTATTGAACCAGCTTGAACAATTGATGCATCCGAATAACCATTAGACATTTTGGTAGTCATCTCCAAAACCTTGTAATACTCTCTACCTGTTTCTAAAATCCTCTTATTTGCATCCGATAAAGCAATTGTTTTATTAGCAATTTCATCAATATATCTTGATGTTATAGCTTGAGCAACTAATGCTTTAGTATATAAATCAACCGCTGATCTTGCTTGGTCAACATTTGTAATTGTTGCAGCATAAGCACTATTAACTTTACCTAATTCATTTTGAACTGCTTTTAACGCTTCAGCCCTTCTTGCATCACTTACACTTGCATTTTGAGTAATCGTTAAATACGCTTGTAATCTTATTCCTGTTTCACTTGCCTCCGCTCTTGCATCGCTTAAACTTTGTGCAAATTTATCTTCTGCTTTTGTAGCTTCGTTTGTTCCATTTATAAAATCGGCTATTTTAGGACCAAATGCGACAATAATAGATGAAACTGCACCCAAAGCTAAACCAATACCTGCTGGACCCATTAATCCACTTGCCATTGCTTTTAAAGCACCACCTGCACCTCCAGCATCTTTACTTAATCTTTGGAATGATTCTAATAATGGATTCAAGTTATTCGCAATACCTATAAATCCATAAGGAGCATCTTGCGCAACCCTTGATAAGTTTGTTAAAGCATTTGTAGCTTGATTACTTGTACTTGGCAACGTTTTAAACGCAGTACCTAACTTTGTTGTTGCGGTTACTGTTTCTTGTATATTTTTAACCGCTTGTTGATTGTCTGCGGTTATCGTAATTTTTAACGTTTCTTGTGCCATTTTATTATTTTACTCCATACAACTTTAATGTCCTTGCCAATTGTTCTTGTGTCAGTTTTGGCTTATCTTCCTCTTGTTCATCACTTGGTAAAGGAAAGAATGATTTTAAACTTTTAGGGCTTTTATCAGTTGTATTAGCTTTATAAATTAAATAACTAATCATCCTTGTTCTTTCCCATTCCCTTAATTGTTTATTATCATAAGCCCTTTTATACAACAAAAATTCTCGCCACGTCAATTGCCAAAACTCGTTAATCGTTAAGCCAACTTCAATAGCGAGAATAATTATTGAGTCCCAACTATAAAACCCTAATTTTTTTTTTCATCCGTTTCCTTCTCTGGCTTTAAATCTGGAGTCATTGAGTCTTGCATATATTTCATAAACTCAACCAATTGTCCATCTTTTGCCGATAACCCACCAACTTCATCAATCCATTCGCATACTTCAAACTCTGTAAAGTCAATAGGCTTTTTAAGGCTCTTGTATCCACTTTCTGCTGCGGCTTGAACGATATGAACGATTGTATCTAAGTCATAAATCCCTCCAGATAAAACCTCAATTAGCTGCATTAGATTTTTATTCTCTAATTCGCAAAACCTTTTCATAGCCCAAGTTCCCCACTTTAGGTGGATTGTGTTGTTGTCAGTCTTTAATTCGTACATAGTTTTTTATTTATTATACAGTTTCAGTTTGTGCAATAGGAGGTACACTTACTACGAAAGTTGCAGTAAATTTAACATCATCTTTATCGTCAGCAGTTACACCGAAATCGCTAATAAACACTAAAGAACCAGCACCACCATAAGTGATATCACCAGATGTTGGAGTTGCTTTACCCATTTTAATTGCGAATAAAGTTTTAGCAGCGTGAGCAGCATATAATTGTTGGTAGCTATCTTTAGATGGTGTTCCTGTTTCATCAATTGCAAAACCTTCACACTCAAAAGATTGAGAAAAAGAAGGTGCTGGAGTGTACTCGTTGCCACACTTAGAAGTTGCATCTATTGTGTCATTAGTTGATGTTAAAGAGTTTGTAGTCAAACAAGCAACAGGCTTGAATGTTCCATCATTGTTTATGTCAGCTAAGAGGATATAATCTCTACCGCTTACTTTTGTTTCTGGCATTTTATTTAATTTTAAATTTGTGTTATTATAATGTTATAAGTTATCAATACTCTAAAAACGTTATCTAAAGGATTTAAGCCATCTAAATTTCTAATACTTTCTACACTTAAACTTGATGCACCAAAACCATTTGATAAGGTTATTGTTGTATCCGAGTTTATATCTTCTAATATCAAATCGCTTATAGCTTCAGCACGTTTATAACCAAAGTTAGCATTTTTTGTAATAATATCAACTGTGATGCTAATACTATTTGTGTATCCAGCTTTGCCTTGTTCTTGGCTTGATGTCCTTCCTGTCATTACAATATACTCATTTCCCGCACCTTCTGGAGCAAAACCATCATAAACAACTAATCCACTCGCACTTGTCAAGTTAGTATAAAACCACTTTTTTATTTCTATATTAGGATTTAACATCTAACAATTTTTTTAGTCTTTGTATTAATTTTGGCTTTTCCGTTTCATACGAAGGTATTAAAAAAGGTTGAGGTCGCATCCCTTTTTGTAATATACTCCTTGCAATAACATAAGCTAATCCTCTATCATTTTTTCCATCGCCAATGCCTTTGCGCTTAACCCACAAAGTCAAAGCATCAACAAAGTCCTTGAATTTGCCACCTTTTTGACCTTTAAATTGTGCAGCATAGGATGTAAAGTCAGCTGGAACACTTACTTGTGGACCAGTACCAAATTCTACATAAGGCGAATAAGATGCCTTTGATTCAACCCCAAATGTTAATTGGCTTTCTTGTACTAAAGCTATTTGATTCCTTAATTGCCCAAAATTGACTGGAGCAAGTCTTTTGGCATCGGTTAATATCTTTAAAGCGGATGCATTAATCTCATCGCCCACATCTTGCTTTAATTTTGTATCAATGTTCTTTAAAGCATCTTGAATGTCTTTTAGTCCATTTAAGTTTACTGTAAATGCCATTATCTGTAAATTATTAACTCCAAGAACCTATTTTGGTTCTCAACGTTCTTAATAGAATGTATTGTGTATCTTGAACCTTCAACATCAACTTCATACGAATCGTTTATGTTAACCCCAAAACGAATATAAAGCCTATTCCTTTGGTCAAATTGCAATTCTGCCTCTCCTATCTCACGAACTTGATTATCTGGTCTTAAATCGCCCCAAACTGTGCTTTGTAGGGCAAATGTGGTTGTGAATCCACCTTGACCATCACTTGTTCTTGTTGGAGCATAGATTCCAACCTCACGAGTCATCGTGTTGGCATCAACGTAGTTTGCTTTCGCTTTTCCTAACTTCATATTATAAAATTGGGGATATTCTTGTCCATCTTTGACACGCTTTCCAAGACTTCTCACAAATACCAGAATCACCATCTAATCCTCTATTCTCGTAATCATAAGATATTTGATCTAATATGGCTAATTTAAGGTCTTTAGGGATAGTTGTGTAACCAGCCTCATAAGTAGCCTTTAAGTTGGCATATCTTGGTGAAACTAATTTAGGGAACTCGTTGCCTATTAATTGTAGATTAGGTGTTGTAACCTCCATACCATTTTGCTCCATATCAAACAATTGAAACGTATCAATGTCAATTGGTCCAAAAGGAATATCAAAATTGCCACTCACATTGTAAAAATAAGTAGTAATGTCTTTTGGTATCAAACTCAATCCTGTTGCCACTTCAATAGCTTCTCTTGCTTGTGTAATCATCAAAGTAATCAAAGTATCTTCAGCGGTTGTAGTAACACGGCAATATAATTTTGCTTCCGCTAAAGTAACTGGCTCAACTATTGGTGCGATAGGAACGGCACTAAAGTCATTAATATAATTATTATAAGACATACCCTTTTTTTACAAAATTACTTAATTTATTCCAATAAAAAACCCCCACCGAATTGGCAGGGGTCATTATTTACTAATCCTTAAGATTAACCTACGTTACCCATATCAGCATAGATTGCAGATGTAGTCAACATTAAGTTGATGTCTTCGTAACACTCAATACGAGCAGTTACCAAGTTTTTTTGGAAGTTTTCGCCATTTTCATAAGAGAACTCGATAGCTAAACCTTCAACTTCAACTCTCTCTAAGTAGCTTGAATCAAAGATTAATACTTTGTCATCAGTTACCCAAGAAGCAGAAATTACAGGAACTCCCCAGATTGTGATACCACCATTAGGGTTTACGATAACACTACCAGCACCAGCATAGTAACCAGCAGCAATAGTTGCTTTCAATAAGCGACCCATTTGTTGTTGAGATACTAAAGCATAAGAAGGTACAAAGTTTGCAGCCTTTTGGTTACCGATATAATCTACTAATTGTAACAAATCGTTAGTTTCAGCAGTTGTAGTTGAACCTGTTGCAGCACCAGATACTGCAGTAAAGAACGCAGAGTTCTCAGCCTTAAAGAAATCTCTTTGTAACATTCTTGGTAAAGTCTGTGTCATAAAAGGTAATGACTTTAACATTTGCTTAGAGAATGTAGAGAAACCAGCTAAGTAATCGTTTACAACTTTAACTTCAGTTAAAGAGTAGTTGTTCTCACCTTTATCAGAACCTTCAGTTTGAGCAGCGATGTTGTTAGTCAAACCGCTATTCTCACGATAGTAAACATACAATCCAGTTTCACTTCTAACAGTAGGGATTAAATCTCTAAAGTTGATGCTTTGTGCTGGTTGGATAGCTGGATTTGGAGCATAAGTTGCTTGAGAATCACCAGTTAAGTTACCACTTAAAGTCATTGTCTTAACATCAGATAAGTCTAAACGGAATTTACCGCTATTCTTTAAAGACTTTTCCATTGCGTCAAAGTTACCATCTAATTTCTCTAAGATAACTTCATCCATAAATTTAACTTCTTTCTTAGCTGCTTTCTTTTGTGTAGCTAATTGAGAGTCAATTTGTTTTTGTAACTCGTCTTTTACAACAGTTACTTGTGCAGACACCTCTTTAATTTGAGCTTCTGCATTAGCTTGAAAACCTTTAAGGTTCTCAGCCATTTCATTAATTAAATTTTCCATTTTTACTTTTTAAATAGATTGTTAAATTGTTTAATTGCCTTCAATACTTCCTCATTATTCTTTTCTTCAACAACTGGTGTCGGCTCAACTGCTTCTGCGGGTTGAGTGATTGTTTCAGTAATATCCAAAGCCAATAACTCGGCTTGTATTTGTTTTATTTGAATCTCCATCAAAGCAAAAGTGTCATCTGTGAATGTACCACCTCTAAATGCCTTGATTAAGTTTTCTAATCTTATTGATAAATTTTCTTTAGTTTCTTTGAACTCACCCTTAAAACCCAATGTTGGAGTTTCTGGATTAGCACCCCAAAGAACCGCAGAGCCTTCATATAGTTTTAATTCCGTGATAGTACGAACTCCAGTCTTTTGGTTTACATCCGACTTTAACGTACTAAAACCGATTGAGTGTTGATTGATTAATCCAGCTTCGTATAACTTGATTGCATCTTCTCCGCATTCAGTTTCTATTAAGTCAGTAACCGCAACAAGCATATCACCTTCGATATACAATTCTTTAGGCTTACCCAAAGTATGTGCCATATCAGCTTTGTGGTCAACTAAAGACCAAATCATATTTTTTCCTTTTGGTCCACGTTCTTTGATAGTCTTGGTAAACGCTTCAGCAACGATAATATCATTGTCCAAATCAACGTTTCCAATTCTTGACCAACACGCTTTTACTGTTCTTGATTCTGGCTCTATATCCAAAATCATATCATTGTAGCTTTTGTTTTCAATCTTACTCATATAACAAAGTTATTAATTTTTTTTAATCTGCTAACAAATCTCTTATTAAATTAGAAATTTGCATCAAAGCCACGTTATTTATCAAATTCCAAACTAATCCCATATCGCCCATAGGTGGATTGTCCTGTAACCTTTTTGGCTTACCATCTTCGCCTCTTACCGCTTCATAACCTAACGTACAACGGCAATTGATAACATCACCAGCACTTCCACTTGGGTCGCAAGGATGTAACATTTGCTCAAAACCTCCGTTTTTAGTTTTAACATTAAATTTTTCATCGTAAGGTACTTTTATTCCATCCATATGATAATGGTCAAACTGATCTCGTGGCACTCTCCTTGTTCGGTTATCCCTCGCTGCTATCCACTCCTTCATAGTTACAAGTCCAGTTGCAGCCGTGCCTACCATAGAGCCAATGTTCGCTGCTCTGCCTGTTTCCGTTCTTGCTATCATTTCTGCTCGGTAATCCGTTATACCAGCCGTTCTTAATAGCTTGATTGTTTCCGGTATTGTCAAACCTTCTTCAACTGACTTTATCAAGTATTGTTGAATTTGGTTCTTTGTTGTTTGAGTTATCTCTGCTGCTATATTATCTAATCCTTTTAGTTCAAGATAAGTCAACATCACATAAGTAAACAAGTCCGTTTGCTTACTTTTAAACTCCTCTGGTCCGTAATAACCTTTAACCGATTTAGAAACGTTTTTCTCAGCAATTTGTGCCATCTTAACGCCCATTGCAATATGAACGTTTTGGATGGTCTTTTTTATCTTCTTATCGCTTATAGCGTTTAAATCTTGGGTATCGCAATAAGTATCCACTTGCCTTTGTAGTTCTTTCTTGAACTTAGGTGAGTAGGTTTTTATTGCGTTTAAGTATAGTTTTCTATAGTCTTGCCAAATCATTTGTTAGGATTGTATGCCCAGTTCTTTAAGGAAATATCCCTCTTAGATGGACACTCTTTGTTTACAGGTTTACCTTGCTCCATATTCTTCATTCTACTAACAAAGCTAATCGTTCTGTTTGCAGACTTAACTTCATTTGCACCCCAATCAGCTTTTTTCTTGCTCAATAGATTTAAGTTCCTATTTACTGGACTTCTATCTAATGAAGCTAAACGTGAGCATTTTGTTTCACTCCAAGCCTTTAACTCCGAATAAGACATATTTACAGTATCGTGATACTTTGCGTAAACTTCATCAATAACTTCTTTAAGGTCGGCTTTTAGGTCAACCTTTAAATCAAATAACTTATCTATGATTTCTTGGCTATTCATTTGGTAGCGTTAATGGTTGAAACTCATCTGGACTTTGTAAACTTGAAGGGATATATAGTTTTTCCATTTCAGTTTGA